ACCTACTGTATTCTCTGGACGTCCTCTATATATAGAACCGTCTTTTCTAACATAAAAATGATACCCAATTCCTGCCCAACCTTTTGTATTTTTATGATAATTATGTATTACTTCTACACTTTGTAAAACAGTTACTCCACTGTGATGACACACGATTTGCTCTGTTGTATTTCTTATATCCATTGCACCAAACTCAAAATTATTTTCTATTATCTCCATTATTTTCCCTCCTTGTATATTAAATTTTTAAACATTTCGTATAGACCTGTAGAAGCTAGTCCACTAAACATTCCCGTTAGTATTACTTCTGCATTTATCCCATTTAGGTTCATTAATACATTAATTGCTAAACCTAATATTAGCATGATTAATGGTATGTACTTGTTTGGAATAAAATCAAGACTATTTTTTATAACAAAACCTACACAAAGGCATATTCCAACAACTACTACACTTAAATATTGTGTTAATACTGATAAATCCATTTATCTTTCCCTCCTTTCATTTTCCAAAATTGATATTCTTGTTTCGTGGTTATTAAGCTGATTATGTATCTTGGTTCTATCTTCTTGGCCTTTATGCATTTGGTCCGATAGAACCTGAATTGTAACATTTAATTTTGTTATTGTATTGTTTAGTTTTACAATTACCGTAAATATCGGAATCATCGTTGTTATAAAACCCATAATTAGCATTATTGTGTTATCTTGCATCTTCTCACCTCCTACTATCTTTTAAATTCTCAAAAAGTCTCTTCTTATTGCGTAGTTGTTCCTTCATGACCTCGCCATGCTGACCACGTTGAACCATTATTGGTTGAAAATCTCATATAAGTAAAATAAGAAATTACCTCTTGACCCTGCACTGAGATTTTGTAAGAAAGATGAAGTTCTTGCATTATATACATTCCTGCATTTTTAACTTCTAATAATATATCGAAAAAAGGAAAACCGTCAGCATGATCAAATGGGTAGTTTCTCGATTTCAAAAAATTAGTTGCTGTTGATTGAGCATATATTCCATTTATTTTTTTGGAGTTTAAGTCATCCGTACCTAGCTCTCCAGAAGAAGATAAATTATCCCATTGAGCTGTACCATCACTTTGCCATTTCAACACTTGACCACTACTTCCACCACTAGGAACGTGTTTATTTCCACTCGTGTTAGGGTGGATATATTTATTGGCTTGTGCTTCTACTCCTGCTAATTTTGCCTTTTCTGTTGTTGAATAATCATTGCTTGATAATCCCTTTCCTGTTTCTATGCCTTGTATGCCTAAGTCTGCTAAAGACTTATTTCCTTGCAGTGTAATGCCTGCAATTTGTGGCTTATTGGATAAAACCTCGTAATCGTTTGCTGATGTTTCTCCACTGCTACCTAATTGTGCATTAATTGTTCCGTCTGCATCTATTGTTATATTAGACCCTGCTTTTACCCCACCTAGAGTTGTGCTTGTTGGAGCAGGCAAAACATAATTATTTAAGCCGTCTAATTTATTTTTAAGTTCTGTTGTGAAAGCTTCTTGTGTCTGATCTAAAATACTTCTATTTACGTGCTCATGTAAATCTTCTTTTTTAGCGTATATTTCGTTCATTTCTTCGTTTGTATAGTATTTTATTTTTAATTCTCCTGTACAGCTTATGTGATTTGTACCTTTATACAAAATCATATTCTTAATCTTCTCCCACGCTTCTTTCTGTTCTTCTGTGTAAGGTACTATTTCTTCTTCGGCTGGCTCGTATTCTACAATTACTGGTGTGCCATTTGCGTATTGAGTTGCTAACCAAGTTTTAAACTTAGTTATTCTCTGAGCTTTAGTATCACTCGAAATAATTCCTGTTACAGTCTTATTCATCGTTATACAAAAAAATGTTGTTGCCCAGAACCCTTGTCTACTTCGTGAACCTTTTTTGAAGTGACTACAAATTACACTGTTTATATTTTCTGTTGTTATACCTGCTCGCGTATAAAAATAATCTGTGCTAGTCTCTGATTGCGTGTCCATGTACCAAGCCCTATTATCACTTCCATCCAGCACAATTTGTTTTCTCTTATGATGTGTTCCGTCATCAGCTAGATAACTACCTTTATATAGTTTTTGTCCTTCTGATAGCGGGAAGTACTCTGTTTGTTGTTGGTGGGGTTCGTAGTCTGTTACGACCTTGCCTTTTTCTATCATTATCTTCGTCGTAAAGTTGCTATATGTTCCAGCTTTAACAATTAGTCGAATTGGAACATTTTGTCCTTTTGTTAATGTAAAGGTTGCTTTGTCCTTTATATCATATACTATTGAACCATTCGCACCTAAATATATATAACAATTGTTTGGTAAACTATTAACCAAACTAATAGTATAAGTTCCCTCACTTAAATATCTTGAGCCTAAATTAACAGATGTATTTGAAGAATATGTGCCATTTATTGTTATTCCATTTCCTGCATATAGATTTTTTCCCTCGTCTTTTATCTCTATATTTCCCTCTATATTTTCTATTGGGCTTCGATAATCAGGAGATGGACTTGCACCGTATGGTTCCCAAGATGTATCTGTTTCGCTAGACAACATTATACTGAAATCCGTTAATATGCACTGTCCTGTTTCTCCATCGTTATATCTGTTTGCATACAGAGCTACATAATTGTCTAGCATTTCTTGCGTTATTTTTTTTGAAGCATTCATTTCCCATATTAGTGATATTCCACTCAAGTAAATAAAATTATTGTATGTATTACCTAAATTTCTATTAAACCTTAATGTCGCTATATCTCCAACCTTAAGCTTTGGACATAATTCGCTTAATTTCTTTGTTGTAGATATATAACCAACTCCACTTGTTACAATTGGCATTGTTATTGTTTTACCGTTATCGCTTACTACAATATTAGTTGAAGAAGGTATTTGACTTGCATCAAAATGATTCTTTCCACTCCTTGTTGTTTGTTGGCTCTCGCCCTCTATACTTACTTCTATTGCTGGTAAGTTCGCACTCTCTATACTTATATTCTTTCCTTCTTCTTCTTTTACTAAATCTACTAATTCGCCTTTGTCTCCTTTATCTCCCTTATCTCCTTTTTCTCCTTTTTCTCCTTGATTTTCGTCTAAGGCTTTTTCTATGCTTTTTTGCATTTGCTTTGAGTATTCAACTAAATCAGCCTTATCCTCATCCTCAAAAACTGCTAGTTTGTATTTATTATCTTTTTTCATTATAGGATTCCCTCCCTTAAATTTTGGCATTTTATATCTTTCAAATATTTACATGTTACTGCTTTCACTTCTAATAATTTATAATCTTTTTGAGCTATTTTTATTTTTAATTTAAACATAGAGCTTACGTATATTTTAGCAGGCTCTGTATTTTTTTCTATTATTCGTGGCATTTCATACTCCCTTAATCAAATTTAGTTATTGTTCCTGCAATATATTGTAGTATTTTTGTAGCATCAGCAGGCGTTATTTTGCCGTCCTTATTGACATCTGCTGCTTTTACTTGCTTATCTGTTAAAGATGCTGTTCCTACGTAAAATTCATTAACTAAGTCTACATCTGCTTGTGTTATTTGTCCGTCACCATTAACATCTCCCAAAACATAATCTACGCCTTCGACTAGTTCAGCTAATTTCATAAGAACTATTTTAAATTTTACATCGTTTCTAGGATTTGTATTATCCGTCTTATACGATCTAAGCTGTATGTCGGAAGTGCGAAGTATAGCCACAACACAATTTCCTAACATCTCAGATATAATACTTTTTGGATATTGCCCCCCGCACGTAGCCCATTGATCTACAAGACGGGCATTATGAGACATTAACGAAACGACCACGCAATTGTCTTTTGTAAAGCCTGCAGGATAATTAACTGTTACCGAACCCTCTATATCACCACTATCCTTTTCTGGCATTATTATTGTTCCTGTTATTGTCACAAATCTATCATTATGTATGCTTCTACTTCCGATTACTATTAGTGATATTATTACACTTAAAATTATTAGTAACTTCCAAACTGCCTTCAATCTTTCCATCTCCTTTTTTCAGTAAGTATGCACTTCCGTCTTTGACGTTTTTTAATTCTTGCTTAATTTGATTTATAATAGCATCACAATCTGCTTTTATTTGTGCATATATACCACTAAAACTTAAAAATTTTCTAGTATCTTTAAATTCAGATATTCCATTTGAGCCACTTCTAAATCTTGCAAATTCCAACTGATATAAACTCTCCGTTCCACTATATTTATTAATATCTTGTTGAGTTACTGTTGGATAACTTGTACTTGATGTCAATAATTTAAAAGATGCTTGATTAAATACATCCTTTGTTGAATCTTTTGATAGATCAATCTCTAATATTAATAAGCAATATAAGTTTTCTGTTCCCACATTCACGGTTTCACTATCTATAACTGCAACAGGTCTTCCCGCTATCTCACACAAGCCTTCCGAAATTGTTATTGAATTGTTAGTTTTGCTTATATTCATACCATAAAAAATACCATCATTTTTATTTAAAAATTCTTGATGTATTCTAGCATCTACTTCTGCATTTGCTAACTGATTTGTAAATCTAAAACCTTTTATCATTCTTTATTCCTCTCTTTCAATAATTTATCTATAAAATCAACTCTCATATTACCGCAAGTAATTTCGACAAGATTATTTCCGTCATCTTTAATAGCTGAAATATAAGTGTCTAATATTATATTATTATTTGTTCTTACACTAAGTGGCGTTCCTATTTTCATTTTCTCTACATTGAATAATTTACTGTTTCTATTTATTTTAAATGAAATATAGTGATTATAAGTATTTGATTTAAATTTATTTAATGCTGTTTGTTTTGCATCTTCTGATTTAGATGTATATATAGTTTCAATATCTCCTACTGCTCTATTTTCATTGTTTTTATCTTCTGTTGTTGTTCTATCACTTAGTAAATACCACTTTTGTATATCTGTTTCTGTTTTTACAACAACTTTTGCTATAATATTTGTTTCGAACTTTTCAACATAGTTACTTATATCAGAAATTGTTGTATCTATTAGCTGTACTTCATTTTCTTGTTTATAAATTGTTAATTTTATTCTTTTATTTATGTATGAAAAGTCTAATACGATGTTATAGTTTTGATTACAGTTTGTTATAAATGTATGAAAATTATAAATCCCATTGTCATTATCTACTGATTTTGTTATTTTTGTATGCGTTTTTACTTCAACATCTAACCAATTAATATTTAGCAAGGTGTCGTCTGAATTAGTGAAATTATTGTTAATTTCTTTAGCAATAAAATCTTCTATTCCACTTTCACCTATTAAATTTTCATTTTCTAATATGATTTTTCTGTCAAAAATATTAGATATATATTTTAATGTAACTTTTCTTTTTAATTCCCCATTTTCATTTCCTATATCTTTTATTATTCCTAAGTAATCTATAATTCCGTTTCTTTGTAAAACAACTATATCTCCATTTTCAGCATTTATTTTCTTCATTATATTGAATACTGTATTCTTATTTGTTTCTTCATCTATTTCATATTCATAATTTTCAAATTCTACAATATCTTTTATTTCCAAATCTGTTTTGCCCAAAAAATATACTAATGTTTCTTTTGATACATTAGTATTCTCTTCTTTTGCATAAATTTGAATTTTTTTCGTTGATGTTTCTATATTTTTTAGTAAATCTGCAAATGTTATTTCTGCATTATATATTCCACCAATTTTTGGTGCAACAAGTTCTATTTCATAAAATCCACTTTGCTCATTGTAAATTAACTCATATTCTTCATTATCAAATGTTACTTTTAACATATTTTACACCACCTTATATTGAGGCAACACAGTTAATTTTGCATTTAGAATGTCATCATCCGCTGTTAACCTTATTTCAGAAGCTCCAATTGGCAATTTAAAAATATTTTGTTTGGTTATATCTATATATTCATTTTTCCATAAATTTTCTTTTGTTCCATCTGTTTTTTGTTTTTGTATATATATTTCACCTGTTTTGCTCGAATACAAAAATTTTTCAAATTCATTAATTTTAATTGGAACTTTTATACTAGCATATTCTTCATCATTAACTAGAATTGAAATAGTTGGATTTTGCACAAATCCATCAATCTCTACTTGTATCGGAGCTTCTACATGTCCTTTGTTATCAAATTGTATTGCTCTTGTATTATAATCTATGTATCTACTATTCCATCTGTAATTGTATCTCATTTCATCTTCATATGTTTCGATTTTAAATATTGTTTCATTTTGTTCGTACCACAAAGACAAAACTGCAAATTCAACAGAACATGCAAGCCATTTTCCTGTCTTTTCTGTTTTATCTAATTTCACAATAACAACATCTCTGTAATATGTTTTCTCTTCTTTTTCAAATGGAATTATATATAACCATTTTAATTTTTTTGAGCTCTCCACAAAGTCTCCAAATTCTTTAATTTTATCGTATGATTTAAAATATAATGTTCCTTTTGGTTTTTTTTGTTGAATTTTTCTATTGTTTTCAATAAATTCATTTTCTAGTTGTACAAAATCAATATTATAAGAATATCCCAATTCAGAAGGAGATGTAAGAAAACATCCTTCATCTAAATTATCTAATCTAAATTGCTGTCCTTTTTCGTTTTCAAGTATAAAACGTCTTACCTTCATTTTTCTCATCTCCTCTACATAACTTCTCCAAATTTACTATTAACTGATGTAATAACAAATCTACCTGCAACATCTTTATCAATTATTACCTGTGCATTTAAGTTCTTAACAGCTGTTACAAAAGCTCCTGTTATGTTTTCTAACGTTAATTGGCTTGATGCATCTACTTTTGTTACTGTTGAATTAACATCAAATTCTTTTGGTATTGATGCAGACATATCATTTGATACCGCTTTCATTTTGTCCGAAAATCCTTCTCCAACACCTAAAGCAAGGTTTGTTCCTATTTCATCTTTGAAAACTTTTGAAGGTGAATGTATTCCGAAAAAAGCTTTAATACCATTTAAAATATTTCCACACCATTCTTTAATTTTTCCAAGCAACCAATCTTTTGCATTTTTTATTCCTTCCCAAATTCCAGACACAAGATTTTTTCCTACATCATGCATATTAGAAAAATAATTTGCAAATCCTCTAACTAATGAGCTTATAATCTGAGGTATTTTACTAATCAGTTGTGGAATTGCTTTTATTAATCCTACTGCTAACTTTATAATTAAAGTAACACCCATTTCAACAATTTTTGGTAAGTTATTAGTTATAGCCATTATTAATTTTTCAATTATTACTGGTATTTTATCAATTAATTGTGGTAAAGCATTTATCAGTCCTTCTGCTAAAGCTAAAATTAATTCTATTCCAGAGTTGATTATTAAATCTATATTATCAAGAATTGTTGTTGTTAATGTTATTAATGAATTTATCGCTACAGGAATTAAATTTGGTAATGTTTGTGAAATACCATTTATTAATTCTGTTAATAATTCTATTCCAGCTTGCATAATTGTTGGTAAATTATTTAATATTCCTGTTAATAAAGATTCTATTATATAAAACGCTGAATATCCAACATCTGGAGCAAACGTTGTTAAACTATCAATTAACTGTGTAATTATTTCTGAGCCAGCATCCATTATTTCTGGTAAATGTTCAATTATTTTTTTTGTTAATTGTGGTAGTAATGCTACTATTCCATCTATTATTATTTTTACTCTTGGCATTATATTTTCTGCAGCTATACCTATACTTTCTACTAAATTGCCAACTAGCCCCTCAAAGTCCGCATTGTCATCTGCTATTCCTGTTAGCATATTTTGCCAAGCAGACTTCATAGCCGAAACTGAACCTTGAATTGTCGTACTTGCTTCTTTTGCTGTTGTTCCTGTTATTCCCAATTCTCCTTGAATTACATGAATTGCATTATATACATCATTCAAATTAGAAATATCATATTTTACTCCACTAATTTTTTGTGCGTCTTTTAATAGTCTTTCCATTTCGGATTTAGTACCACCATAACCTAATTTAAGGTTATCTAGCATAGTATAATTTTGTTTAGCAAATCCTTGATAAGCACTTTGGATCATAAAGATATCTGTACCCATTTTGTTAGCATTATCAGACATATCTGTAATTGCCATATCTGCTACTTTTGCACTTTTAGCTGTATCTCCATTTAGGCTTGATAGCAAGCTAGCTGAAAATGATGTAACAGTTTCCATGTACTCATTTGCAGATAGTCCTGCCGTTTTATATGCGTTATTGGCATATCCTTCAACAATTCCTGCACTTTCTTTGAATAATGTTTCTACACCACCTACAAGCTGTTCATAATCCGCATAGCTATCTAATGCTTGCTTTCCAACGTTCAAAAACGTAGAACCAATTTGTTTAATACCATTTCCTACTGCTTTCAAACCACTTGTAATAAAATCGCCTAAAACATTTGCTTTTAACAAATCCCCAAATTTTAATGCTCCTTGACCAGCATCATCGAAACCGTTTTTCATCTCTTTAAGTTCTTTATTGCTTTTATCTGTTGCATTTTCCATTTGTATTAATTGTGTTTCAGCATTATTAAGTTGTGTTTTAAATGTTTTCAATTGATTTTCTGTATTTCCCAATTTGGTTCTATATTCTGATGCTTCTTTACTATTTTTCCCATATTGTTCTTCTACTTGTATTAATTTGTTTTGATGTTCGTTATATTCTTTAGTCATTTGAGATATAAGTGTCTTTAATTCGGTTATTTTGCTTTTTTGTTCTTGCATAGTTGTATTCATATTGTTATATGCTATTTTTGTATCTTTTACTGTTTTATCTCCAGATGAAAACTGTGTATTTGTTAATTTTAGTTCACTTGAAACTTCTTTTAAATTAGTTGTTATATCTCTTAACGCTTTTCTGTATTCACTCTCTCCAGTTAATTTGACTGTTCCTCCAAAACTTGATGCCATTTTTTTCACCTTCTTTATTTATAAAAATTTATAATAAAGAAAGGTATTGGGTAACTACTCCACCAACTCTATATGTGCGTGTTCCTCACTCTTTTCTTTTTGTATTCGTATTTTATTTTTGCATCTTGTGCATTTTATTTCTCCATCAATGTATTTTATAAAAATCAGAGTTTGTCCACATTGAGGACATTTTACTTTTTCTATCTTATTCATCACTAAACATTTCTCCTTGATGATTAATTTTTTCATCTAATTCTGCATATGTTATTTTATTTAATTTAAAATCATAATTAATTTTATAATGTTTATATAGTTTTAGAAATTTGGATAAAGTCATTCTGCCTACTTCTTTTTCTCTAAATCCTAATAAACAATGTCCAACAAATAATATCCACGAGAAATCAATAATAAATTCTTCATCCTCGTGGATTACACGTTTTTTTCTTCTTCTTCATTTTTTGTTGATTCTATTACTGTTTCTTGTACTTTATCTGTTAAATTCTTCATTCCTAATTCTGTTATTAATCTTCCTACTTGTTTTGAAGTTACAAATTCTCTTTTAACCTCATTATTTTCGTTTTCAATATCTATTCCTTCATTAATCATTTCTAAAATTCCAAATTTTAATGCTCCTATATTTATTTCTCGTTCTTTTCCATCTGTCATTTCTCCCCATTTCTCATAAGAACCATATTTATCTTGTATTTTTTCTATTACATTTAGATTAAACACTAAAGGATATTTTATGTTTTTGCATTCAATATATTTAATAGTATCAATCATCTTTTACCTCCTAAAAATTAAAAGTAGACTAGATTGAACGTTTTGTGGTTCAGTATAGTCTACTTTTTATTTAAATTATTTAGATGGTGTTAAAAGGCCATCTAAGTATGCTTGTGCTTCAGCTATTGTTTCAAAAGTTTCAGATTTCTTCCAATCGCCAACTTTCATTCCATTTATTTCTTCTTCTAACTCTAATACTGTTGCTTCAATAGAAACTGTATTATATTCTATTGATTCGCCTTTTGTTTTTCTATCAGCAGTAATTTTTGTTATTTGTATACGTGGTAAGAACTCTACTTTATAGCTTTTTACACCTTTATATATTTTTGTAACAATATGTCCATATCCAATCTCTGGTGCTATATCTTCTGAATTGTCTATAACTTCTTTTTCATTTATTTTACAACCTTTCACATCAGCATATACTTCATCTGTAACATCATCAACAGTTATGTTTACAGTTCCACCTTTAAAAGAGTAATCTTTTTCTGCAATTATATCATCTGCTCTTAATGTTGTATTGTTTTTATCTTCTGTTATTTTTGCATCAATTAATCTTCCTAAAACTGGTACTATTGATTCTTTTGCTAACGCTGCATATTTTTTTGTAGTATAATCTATTTTATTATATTTTGCTGTTCTTAGTCCTATACTAGCCATTTAAATACCTACCTTTCTTAAAAGAACATGTTCTATGATATAAGCCTGTTTCTTCTTCAAAAAACTCTTGACTGTCTCCATCCCATGTCCATTCATTTTCTTTCATTTTATTTTTTATTAAACTCATTATTTTTAAATAATTGCTATCACTATAAATATCTATATCAACAGTCACTTCACTATCTGTTATTTCATCATTACTTGAACAAAGTGGTTCTTCATCTATTATTGTCCATACAACATAGGTCTTTTTGTTTCCTTTATACTTTAAATGTGCTACTGGAACATCTAATTTTAAAATCTTTTTTATTTCACTTTCCATAATTACTCCTTTGGTAAATATTTTTCTTGAACTTTTTTTATTGCATCTTCTATTTCGGCTTTTCTGAACGACTTACGCATAAACGGATGCTTCTGTACTGTTGAAGTTCCATGTTCAAACACATTAGCAACAAGTGGTGCAGGAGTTATTAATCCTCTTTTATTTTTGAAATATCCATAAAAACCAACTTTTGTATTTATCCCTCCGTCACTTGGAGTTTTATATACTTTAGTTATTTTTAAGCATTTCATTATATTTGAATTTTTAAAAGATTTTGGTACATTTTTAAGCACATTCTTATAAACAACTTCAGCTCCAGCTTTTGTCATCTCTCCCATCATTTTTTCACTATCTTGATCTAAGTCTTGAAACATTTTTATCAAATCGTTTGGTAACTCTTCTTTAAATCTGGCCATTACTTTGTTACCCTTTTACATTGCATTTCAAGTTCAATATTTTTCTCATCTATATTATTCAAATATTCAATTGTATAAATTTTATTTTTATATTTTACATATACATCTCTGTTTGAATTGTAATATGCATCTTCTACTTTTTTTGAATATCTAATAGTAAAATTAGTATAAGCTTTTTCAAAATCAGAACCACTTGCAATTAAAGTATAGCCTTTTGTTGTTTTTACTTTAGAAAAAGGTTCAAGGATAATAATTTCATTTTTTGCAACAAATCCATCATTATCCTCCATTTCTTCAATTTGATATATAGATATTTTTTTATTATAATTACCTGCATTTGTCATAAATTATTCCTCGTATGCATATCAAGAATAGTTTTTACAGTATTATTTATGTTTTTGCCATCCACATACATAACTCTATTGTCGTACATATCTTGACATAGTATATAAACAACAATGACAAAGTCCGAATATGTATCAAGTGTTTCTGCTTCTTCAGTTTTGGACTCTTGTGGTATTCCTGTATAATTTTCAATATAATTTTTAGCAATATTTAAAAATAGTTCAATATTTTTGTTATCTTCTCCGCTAATCTCTGATAATCTCAAATAATTAGCTATATCTTTTACAGTAATTTCACTTACTTTCATTGCTTGTCCTCCTTTTTAGGAAGTCTATTTAGATGTTGGGTCTGTTGCACCAGATACTGCGACGGCTATTTTTTGTGTATTTTCTACTTTAGCATCTAATTCAGAATATCCAACAACTCCTATAGCATGTTGTGTTGCAAATTTTTCTAATAAAATTTGAATTTCCATTTCTTCTGTTTCTTTAATAGCAAGTCCTGAAAAATCTCCATAGAATATAACAGCTTTTGATGCTGTTCCTAATTTTTCTGCTTTTTCTGAGCAATAAACAGGTTTTCCTAATAATTCATAGTCCCATTTTTCATTAAATGCTCTGTTTAAAATATAGTTTCCATCGCTATCTTTTAATTTTCTTATTTTCTTTCTTGTGTCTCTATTCATGATCCAATAAGCATTGACTTGAAATGCATCAGGAACTGTTTCTTGAATATCTATTAATTCATCTGCAGTTAAAGAAGATTTTGCAGCTAGTATAACTTTCATATTTGTTGAATCATAAGAACCAACAATTCCTGAAATTTTACTATCAGTTCCATTTAACATTTCCCCTTCATAGAATAATTTAAATTTTTCTGCCATTTTATTTACAACATAATCTGTTAAGTTTATGTCTGTGTTGTTTATCATTGATCTAGATATTTTTGTTAATGCTCCAATTAAAAATCCAGTTAATTCAACTGTATCAAATTTTCCTGAATGAGAAACTAATTCATCAAACTCTGTAGCATATGCAACTGTTACATCATCTGTTGTATCGTTGTATTTTGGAACAGCCAATGTTCCTTTTGCGTTGTATCTTGTAGCACTTGCATATAATGGTGATATTTCATTAACCTTATCAATAACTTTTTGTGCTATTGTTTTTGGTATTATTGAACCATTGTCTCCTTTTGTAAGTTTTGTTTCAGCATTTTGTGGTACACCATTTACATAATTTCTTATAAATGTTGCAAATGCTTTAATATCTTTTTCTTCTTGTGTTAATTCTTTTTCTCCTTCTGGTTGTTTGCATCCCATTTCGTTAATTTTGTTACATCTTTCTAATGTTGCATCAATATTTTTGATTTCTTTTTCTACATCATCAAAGCTTTTGATTTCTTCATCACTCATAGCTCTGTTTTCAACTTTTGCCTTGTTTAATATTTCCTCCATTTTCGCTTGTAAATCGTTTCTTTTTTCCATTAATTCTTTTTCATTCATGTTTTTTACCTTCCTTCTTTTAAATTTTTATAAAATAAAAAAACAACTAATTTAATAGCTGTTTTCATTATTTTTTGATATTAAATAATCTTTTCTCAAAATCAGAATAATCTAACTTTGGTGTTTCTGCCTTTTTAAGCATATTTTTAAATTTTTGAGGTACATTCTTGTAATTTTTAAACAAATTAGATGCACATGCAGCAACTTGTTTTTGTTCTTTTATTAGATTTACATCAAATGTTTCATTTACTTCTTTTGCACCTAACCAACTTTCTGCATTTATTAACTCTTTTACTTTTTCTTCGTCAACTTTTGCTTTCTTCATATAAAGTGGTATCATTGTGCTATTTTCAATTGTATTTAAAATATCAATACACTTTTGAAAATCTAACGCATTACCATAACAAAAATTTATCGGTTTATGTATCATCACAACTGAATTTTCGTAAATATTTACATCATCACCCATCATTAAAATAAATGTACCTGCACTAGCACATAATCCATCTACATATGTATGAATTTTAGTTCCAGAATCTTTTAATCTTTGTAACATACTGCATATAGTAGTTGCAACAAAGACCTCTCCACCTGGTGTATTCATAAATATATTTAAGTTTGATATATTTCCTAAATTATCAAGTTCTTCTTTGAAACTTTGTAATCCAATTAAATTATTATCTTTTTCGCCAGTCCACCAGTCAGTATCATCAGTTACTATTTCTCCATAAATATAGAGGTCAGCACTTGCGTTTGGTATTATGTTTTTAATTTCATAAAACTTATTCTTCAATTTGCTCACCTCCCTCCGCTTCTTTATTAGATTTTTGCTCATTTTTGTTGTTTTCTTCATCTTGTGTTGTTTCTATTTGTTCATTTTCTTGATTCATATCATTCATTTTCACCATTTTATTAGTGTTCGGTGTATAAATTTGTTTTGTTTTTGGATCAAATAGCACATCTCCTAAACCAATGTTAATCATATCTAACCCATCAAGTGCATCATCACCCTCTAGGTATCTAACTTCATTTCTTGTTTTAAATCCTGATGTAATTGCTATTTGATATGCTTCAAATCTTTCCTTTATAGTGCATCTAATTAATTCTGTATAATCAGGTGCAAAATAATAAGACTTCTTTTCTTCTTCAAGTAAAAAGTCTCTATTTAAAGCTGTACAAAATGCTGTTGCCAATGGCATAATTGCATTCTTTAGAAAATCTTCATTTGTTTTTCCTATGTGAAATATTTCTTTTACCTCTTCACTAAATGTTTTGTTCTTTTCATTCAATTGATTTTCAACAGATGTGTTTGATGCTTCCTGAAATTCCATTCCATCATTTAAAATAACACAGCTAGAATTTCCTGCAAAATAATCATTCCACTGAGATTTTAATATTGACATTCCCTTTTCGTCTAAATGTTTTTGTGCCTTTAGAAATCCCTTCTTATTTCCTCCAGTTCTCATTAATTCTAAATCATATATTATTCTTTTATAAGCTGTTTCTAAGCTTTTACTTATTTCTTTCGTATATCCAGTTCCATATGCCCCGTTTTTAGTGTTTCGAAGTATTTTTAGAAACTCGTATGGTCTGTATATATTCCCATCAACCAATATGTTATAATTTTTGAATATTGCATCTGTATTTCTTTTAAACAATACTTTGTTTTCTTGTACATAATTTAGTCCAATAAAATTGTTTCTTCTTTTATTGATATATGCATATCCGCCTTTTCCAAGTAAATAGTCTTCAGCAATAGCTTTTTTAAACTGAAATCCATCTAATGTATCACCAGTATCATAATTTATTATATTTACTCTCTCGTTTTCCACTTCTGTTGTTTGTTTTTTACCTTCCTTTGTGGTTTTCTTATATAATTTAAATGGTATCATCGCAAATGAATCGCAAATTAATCCTACAGCACTTGAAACAGCTGGAATCATCAAAACCTTTTCTCTATCTATTTCTTCTCCTTCTAACAAAGCTTTTAGTATAACATCACTTACTGCATTTTCATCAATTATTGTCTCCTCATTTGCTTCATTTTTAATTTTCTTTTTAAAAATATTTCTTATCTTCACTTTTCTCACCTCCTAAAAGCTTTGACATATAAAGTTATCTTCATTTAATATTTCTTGTTGTAATAAATAAATCGCTATAATTGTACTTACAACCATATCGACTTTTCCACTTGATTTCTTCTTATTAATATATTTGTTTAAGTTAGTATCTTCTGTACATTTTGCATTTTGAAAATTTATTTCATACAATCTATCTCCATCATAACTAAATTTTCTTTGTAATATACTTTCTTGTAAAAATTTTGTCGGTTGATGTAAAACACTTGAGTGTTGTTTTACTTCAACTGTTTCATATCCTGTTTCTTGAAGTTTATTTGCTGTAGAAATACAATTATATCTATCATACCCTATTTGAACTATATGAACTCCATATTCTCTTTCTAAATTCATAATAAACTTTTCAATAAAACTATATGATATAATCTCCTCTCCACAAGCAAAACAACTTCCATCTTCTATAAATCTTCTATAGTCAGTTCTTTCTCTACGGTTCTTTTCTTCTATTCTCCCTGCAGGAATAAAAGCCCATGATTTTGCAAATATCATATCGTCTTCTATTGTTACCATTGAAACTGATGTATTATCATTCGTCATTGCTAAATCTAATCCTACATATACATCTTTTCCTTTCCAATCAAATACTCCTCTTGTGTTTTGGCATAATCTTAATTTATCTAAAGTTATAAACTCTTCACCAGAATTTGAAGGCATGAAATAATTCATATGTTTCGTTAAAAACTCAACTCTTTCATCTGGCTTTGCTAATGCTTTTTTTCTATTGTCTCGAATTTCATTGTAGTTTTCTTCAACTCTTAATGGATTTGCCATTTGTAATCCAATATCATCCCATAAATGATCTTCTGTTGCATAATATACTAATGCAAATAATCTTTCATCTGTTTCAAGTCCTTTATATATTTTTTTTAAATAATCGAGCTCTCCTAACATTATTGATTTGTCTTCTGCATACGCTGAAGTCAATCTAAACATTAATGGATTTCTTATATTTAATTGCCCAGATTTCATTGCTTCAACATTTGAATTATCCTTCATTGCTCCAAATTCATCTGCAATAAAAGCACTTGGTTTTATTGAGTTATTTCTATTTGCTTCTGCTGTTCTTGGTTGATAAAAACTATGTGTTAATGTACACTCTAATCTTCCACTCAATGTTTTGGGAATATTAAAATATTGACCAACTAATGGACTGACATTTAAAATTTGTGATATTGCCTTTTTTACTTCACCTGCTAAATCTCTGTCTAGACATATTGAATAAAACTCTGAATAATCATCTTCAGTCAACATTAATATTATAAATATTAGTGCTGCCAAAAAAGTTTTTGTATTTTTTCTTGGTATAAATAAATCCACTTCTCTGTATCTATACTTCTTGGCATCAGTCTTATATCTCCATCCAAAAATATTAGCAATAAAAAAAGCTTGGAAATTCTCCAAACCTTCGTATATACTTTTGCCAACAATATGTAATCCTGTTGCAAAATTTAATAATTTTAAGATACCTTCGATTATCCCAATTTGTTTTGTATCAAAATAATAAGGATAATAGTCATTATTTTGCTTTTCTAAATCTTCTAAAAACCATTTACATTGTGTTTTTACTTCAAATGTTGTTATCTCTTTCCCACTTATGCAATCTTGAGCGTATTTTTTTGCTTTTTCTAGTAGCACTATGCTTCACCTCGTAATACTTTCAAAAGTGGATTGTCTGCATCTTTATCCTCTTTTTTTGGTATGCATCTTAATGCAGATGCTATTGTCATAACATTCTCTTTTTCAATATCTAACAGCATTTTCCTCTTTGCTTGTACTTGTTTGTCTATCGATAACATAGTTGCCATCATTTTTGCTAATGACTTAGCGTATTCTAATTTATAATCTATCAACGCATCTATATCTTCTCTGTCTTTTAATTCTTCTATTAGTTCTTTTTCTTCTTCTCTTAGTTTAGATATTAAATTATAGCATTCTTCTCTTCTCTCTTCTAAATCAAAACATTCTGCTTGGAGTGAGCAATATCTATTTATAACTGCTTCATAAATTGCGTCATTTTTATCTATATTTTTTAATATTTTCTGTACTCTTTTAAATTCTTCATGAGCTACTTTATTTTGTTTTACTTCTTTCCTTTCTTTCAGCTCTATATCTGTACTCAAAGACTGTTCACCCTCTTGTCTTTTCTTGAGTTCAGCCTTTGTTCTATGTGATTTTTTTTCAGATGTTAATACTGTAAATGGCTTTGGTGGTGTTGGCATATTGTTCATCTCCTTTCTTACATTATCGATTTATGTTGATGTGGGAATTTTTTTAAAGCGAAGGTATGCAGTCGGTGTAAAAATTTATTTTTATTTTTTGCCTTTGATGGTAGGGGGGACTATTTATAAAATATCTCCACACTGTATACTTGTCTTTATTATTCTTTACTATATGATTAATCTCATTTCTTTGCATTCCTTTGCTTTGTAGTAACTTCATAAACCTCTTCTTGCTTATCTTTCTATCAAATAACTTTATTATATATTCATTCATTGTTGTTATAATTTTTGCAATTGTATTTCCTATTGCTTCCGCTACTTTACATACTTTCTCAAAAATATTTAATAACCTTTCTTTGAAATTATTTATAAATTCCTCCATAATATTATTAAATATAACTTCTTTATTATCCCCATCGAAAATTATCTCACACTGAATATGTTTCTGTATAATTTCCGCTTCTTCTATTGTCATATCACTATACTTCATTCTCTGTTCTCCTGTTCATCTATTATTTTTTGTACCGCTTCTCGTGGTATTTCTCCACTCTCACACATCTCATGATGATAACTACATACTGTTATTAGGTTATTATTGTCTAATCTTCTGTTATAGTTTTCGTTTATTGGTATGTTGTGATGCACACTTAGTTCATTCATGTTATACTTTGTTACTGTATTGTATAATTCTCTAATGCATATCTGACATAAATACAAGTCTCTCTTCTTTATTTCTTCTCTCTTTCTATGCCATAAACTTGTCCACCTAAACCTATCTGCTTCTGTTACTTCTTTCTTTCTATTTGGCTTTTCCTTACATATATGCTTACTATCATGTATCTTACCGCAATAACTACAACTCTTTAGCATTGATTATCATCTCTGTTATTTGTTAAGTTAATTATTGTTTTTTACACGATCCGTTATTATTTCTATAATTTTATTTAATATTGCATATATAATTGCCATGCTTACTATTCCGCATAATATAGCTAGTGGACTTAATATGATTAATAACATAATCTTTAACATTTAATTCACTCCTTTTAAGCAAAAAGAAAAAGCACCTAAGTGCTTTAATTCTTCCAATGATATCCGCAGTTTTGACAGACCTTCATTGTTTTTGTTATGTTCTTTATTTTCTTTCTTTTTCCAATAAATATTGCTGCCAGAAGTGCTGGTACAGTTAAAAATAACCATTTAAACAGTATCCACCACCATCCTATGCAAAGCCACCATATTATTCCATGATGCTTTGTGACTAATTTCTGTTCATTCACAACTTGAACATTTACATTTTCGCTTCCACATTTTGGGCAATTCATTATATCATCTCCTATCCTTGTGATGATATCAATTATACCACATTTTATTTATTATTTTGTCGTTTCTTGTCGAAAGTGATTTTATTTTGATAAAAATTTATCTTTTTTCTTCTTTTTTTCATTTTTCTTCTTAAAACACTTATTGTAAAATCTGCACATCTTGCATTGTGTTCTTATACACCTTTCCAAATTCATTACTTCTCCACTATAATAGAAAAATAGAGCCAAACATTAAATATTCAGCTCCGCAAAAGTTTATATTTATTTTTCTTGATATTAATATTATAGCACGTTTTTTTAGCAAAAAAGGTCAAAAAAAGGTCACTTTTTTTATAATAAAAAAAAGAGAGTAGGTTTCTTTATTTTACCCACTCTCAGTCTCTATTATAGAAGTAATAGATACGTGCTATTTATATTATAACAAATATTTTTATATTAATCAAGTTCTTCTATCTTTATTTTCAAAGCTTCTTGTAATACTTGTGAGAAGTTTATATTTTTCTTTTCCGCTTCAACATTTAGCCACTCTGGAATACTTAATGTCTTTTTTATTGCTTTATTGCTATGCTTTTTATAATACTCCTCCATATCTATATCTATTAATGCTATAAATTCATCTTCATTTAATTTTACCTTATTTAATTCTTGTGTAGCTATAGGATAATCTTTACAGTCTTCCAGATATAATCCCATTGCTTCTTGAGCCATACTAAACGCTTCTTCTATACTTTTCCCAAAAGTACTACAACCCTTCAGGTCAATAAAATCAATTAAATAACAATTTTCAGTTTTATTAAATTTAAAAATAGCAGGATAAACTTTCTTTTTCATTCTCAACCACCTTCTTCATTTTAGAAAGGAGTGCATGCCCCAAAAACAAAATACTATGTATATGGAAGGGCTTATTTCAGCCCTGTCCTTTTCAAGATTGTATTTACTGTTCCGATTGGTATATCTTTTCTATGTACTGGTATTATTTCAACTTGTTGTCCGTTTTTTCATTTTTAAGTGAGAACCGATTTTGAGAAACTTTATACCAACCGTTGTCTTCTAACAATCTTATCAGTTCTCTTGCACGCATCTATTTTCCTCCCTTCTGTATATAATTATACTACGTATTATTACGTATGTCAATGATTTTATTAAAAAAATTTTAACTTACAACCATTATGGATGTAAGTTTGGTGTTACTTTTTTTAATTCTTCGTGTACCGTATAAATTAGTTTTCTCTTCCTTCGCTTATACGTTTCTTCGCTTATGTGTAACTTATCTATAACATCCCATTTATTATCATTTCCGCTTCAAAAACTCTTCTTCAAAAATCTTATTTGCTAAATTATCAACAAGTTGTAATGATTGTACCACTGCTTTATATTCTTTTGTGCATTTCTGTAATTTTTTATCTTCTTGCAAAAGTATAACACTGTTTAATACCTTATCTGTTACTTTATATGGTGCTTTTGGCATGCCATCAAGTACTGACGAGTTTAGTCCCATTATGTCCAATTTAATATTCATTATTGTTATGCAATTGTAATTGTATCTTTTTAAACAACTCTTTGCTTCTCTGTAATCTTCTTTACTTAATTTCATTTGTACCTCCTACAAATATTTTTTTAAATCTTCTTTTCTGACTGCTAATGTTAACTTGCCTAACTCAAAACTTATAACTCCATCTTTATCTAATATCTCAAACTGCTTTTTTACTACTGTATCTCCATTTATCATAACCATTTCAAGTTTATTCATTTGTACCTCCTAACTTTTTTATTTTTTTAACTTATTTTCAAAGTATTGTTTAATACAATTTTTACAGTTTTCTTTATCTGTAAATTCATTGCAATTTTCTTTTTGACCCATTTGCTTGCAAATATCTTCGTCTATATCATGATTATTTAGCATTTCTGACATTAAATCTATTATTTGGTCTTTTATTTCTATTTCTTTATTCAATTCAAACGTATAATCTACTGCCTTTTCTATATCTTTACTTTGAAATTCATTCATATTTTCTAGTTGATTTATTTTATTTTTTAATTCTTCATTCTCTTTTCTTAATTCTTTATTCTGCTGTGTTAAGTCAATTCTATCTGCATTTGCATAATCTAATTTATTTTGTAATATATGTGTATCTTTATCCCATTTTGCTCTTAATTCTTCATTCTCTTTTTGTAGTTTTTCTATATTTTCTACTAGTAACCTTTTACCATATTGAGTTAATTTATCTTGATATAATAAACTTATTAACTCTTCTAATTTTTGTAACTCTTCCATTTATTTATCTCCTAACAGTTCGTTCTTTAATTTATCTAAGCTATTTAATATTCGTTCAGTTGTTTCTTGCGTTAAATTATTTAATGTGTATTCTTCAACAGTCAAAAATGAACTACTATCACAATAAGTTTTGTACTGCTTTGCTAATTCTTCTGCTTTTTGTTTATCGTCAAATATTCCTAAAATTTCCCAATAATCATAATCATAATCATAATCATAATCGCTTGCACTTATAACATAAATTTTCATTTTTAATTCTCACTTCCTATGCTACCGACATCTGTGTCGCTACCATCACTATTTTCTTTCACTTAAAGCACCTCCTCATTAGCACTTTTTCTCCATGCTTTTCACAATAACTTTCACAAAATAAATGTAAGAATTTCCATTTTATAAACGGATTATCCTTTGACCTTTCTATTATTTTTTTGCATTTTGGACACCTAAAATATATTTTTTTATCTGCTGTTTTTTCTTTCACTTAAAACACCTCCTAAAATATAATAAAATTATGAATACTATCTGTATATTCTTTATATTCTCGCCCCTCATTTATAGATATTTTAAAATCATATTCGCCATTTTCTATTACTGTTTCAAATTTTGTTACTATTCCACTATGTTTGCCATCTTTTGTTGTTAATCTATCTCCAATATTAAATCCTCTCATTTTATCCTCCTATCTTTTTCAAATAATCTTTCATAAATTCTTTTTGCTTACCCGTCATTTTAATTTTAGTATAAATACAATTTTCACCATTTGGTAACATTCCCACACTTATTGTTTTAGCTTTCTCATATTGATTTATAAAATCATTAAATATTACTTTTATTATTTCTTTATTTTCTATCTCATCTGCTGTTTTTTCTTTCACTATGTATCACTCCTCTCTAATTTATAGGAAATAAAACTATACATTTTTGTGCTATATCTTTATTAGCTTCATATATTTCTCTCTCAAGTTCATTTTCATCATCTATATATTCTTGATTTAAAAATTGTCCGCTCCAAGTATTGTTTGGAATGTAATATCCATTTCCAAAACCTAATGTTTCAAGTGGACTATAATAGTTCCCTTCCTCATCAGCACTTAGTATAACTTCTGCATTTTCATCTTCTAATTTTAATTTTTCTATTAGTTCTTTAACTTTCATATCTTATTTACTCCTCTCAAAATATTTTTCAAAATCTTCTTTCTTTATTAATTCTGCTATAACATAGTTTTCTTTGCTTGTTAAAATCATTTGAAGTATTATTACATCTCGATAATATATATTTTCATCTGATTCGTATTTATAATTTCTAAACATTGTTTCCATCGCTGAACCATCTAACCTTAAATATTCAAACCAACTTTCTTTATATGTTTTATATATTCCGCCACTACAAGCATTTATTTTTAAATTTGTATCTCCTGCATTATAAGTATTAAACATATCTTATTTACTCCTTTACTCTTTCAAAACATTCTTTAGGTATGTATAAGCACATTCCTGAATCTTCCCCTTCGTATGCACAAGCTCTTGCAAATTCTTTATCTTCTCCTGCTGCTATTAATGTTTTGTAAATTGTATTATCAAAAGCTCTACTTGCCTCTTCTGAGTTTGTTGCTACTATTACATAACCTTTTCCATATTCGCTGTAATAAGCAATATATATGTGTCCTAACATTTCTTCAAATTCTTTTTGTTCTTTGCCTGTTTCTTTATCTATTGGTAATTTAACAAATTTTAATTTTTTTATTTTCTCTTCCATATTTACTCCTTTACTACTAAATCTGCTTTAATTAAATCGTATAGAACATCATATACCTGTTTATTGCTTCTATACTTGCAATTTGCTTTTTTATGTGCTCTTGGGTCATTATCATGCCATTTATCAATTATTATTTCTCTATTACCTTCATTGGGACAGACCATTAATATTTTAATGCCTCTTGCTATGCAAATATAATAACCTGCATATGGCTTAGGCTGTTTTTTTAATCCAAACTTTTCAAGTTCTTTTAAATCTACATCATCTCTTATTTTTAACATATCTATTCGCCTCCTAATAATTCGCTATCTTCGTAGATGTTTCCAATTACTTCTGTAAATTTTTCTAAAAGATGAACTCTTCCATAAAATCTATCCATATTCATAACATCAACAATAAATCCATTGTATTCATAAATAACTTTTCCAATATCTATTTCTTTGCTTCCTGTTATTTTTACTATATCTCCCTCATATATTTCTTTTCCGTTTTTTTTATCGTGTAGTCCTGTAAATTGCATAAATTCATATTCTTCATAATATTTTGAATTTAAAATTTCATTTACCATTCCAACATTACTGTTACGACAACCATCCCAATATCCATATGTATCATCTTCATTGTTGTATACCATTATGTTTTTTTCTTTGTTCCAAGCTCTAAATTTTATTTCTCTATTCATCTTCTCCTCCTACTCCTCAATATCACTTATTCCTAAATAATCTAGCATATCTGTATAACATTCTTTGCACATATTACATAATTTTCGTGGAGAGTTTCCATTTTTTGCGACTGAAACAGTTATTCTGTCTAATGTAAAATTTCCACATCTTACACAAAATTTTTTATTGTTGCTTTGTATACTAAACATAAATTGCTCAAATTCTTTTTTGTTCATGTTCTTTATATCTTCAAAATTCATCTTCTCCTCCTACTCTAGTAAAACCACATATTTACTCTATGTTTATAACAATATTTAAACATTTTTAGCCATAATTCATGCATTGTAGTTTCTTCATCATAAAAAGTTTCTTCTACATCTAAATTCTTCAATTCATTATAGATTTCTTTACATTCTTTAGGTGTAAATTTCCCATCACAATCACTATGCCATAAAAACTTATTCATAGGAGCATTTTCATCTAAAAGAAATTCATTCCATTGTTTTTCGTCTTCTTCTGTAAATTTATAACCATAATATTTATAAGGTTTTTCATAAATTTCTCCTATTGCTTTATTAAATGCTTTTACCACTTTTACTCTATAATTTGCAAATCTTATATAACTTCCATGATATGTATCCTCTCGACTTAATCCTTTAATATTTATATCTAATCCCATTATTCTTCTCCTCCTACTTTATAGCAGTTAGCCATATAAATTTCTTTTGTTAGTATTGTTTTTATGTCTTCTTCACTAAAATTACTTCTAATACTTGATATTCTTGTATCCCATTTATCTGTTATTAATTCTCCATTTACATAGTCCCCAACTTCTACTAAATCTATTAGTTGTTTACTGTGTTTCAATTGAAATCCATATCTAGTGTATATATAATTATCAGACATCCCATTATCTCTTCGTATTTCTTTGCCAACATCAATTTTTAAATAATTTAATGCATTTGGAATGTATTCAATTAAAATTCCGATGTAACCTTCCTCAGTTCTCACATATTCTCCAACTTCAATCTCACTCATATTTCTCTCTCCTTTCTTAACATATACACAGTGTCCTTTAATGATTCTATTTCTATGTCTTTATTCTTTAACTCCTCTGACTTATCCCCTGCTAATATTCCACATACATACCCTATCATAAAACACACTATTACTATTATCACTACTCTTATACACTCACTTATTTTATATATTCTCTTATCATATATTTTCATACTTTTCTCCTTTATTCTCTTTTTTATCTATATTTTGGTGGGCGACCTCTTGCTATTTTGTTTGTTATGAGACTTAATTCATCGACTTTAAAGCATTCTTTGTAGCCATATATCATTTCTTTGTATAGATACATATTTTGGTTGCATTGCTGTATCAATATGTACTCATGTCCATCTTTACTTATTATCTTCGGTATTCTCATATTCTTTTATCTTTCTCCCAGAATAATATTCGTTGTACATTTGCATCCAATCATCTAGCCTCATTGTTACCAACCAATCTTTTCTATTTTTTCTGTGAAATACTGTAGGGAACTTATTGTCTTTTGTATCTCTTACCGCTTGTTCAATTGCTTTATCTATATTTAACCTTTCAACTCTTTTGCTTTCAATGTGTATATAATCAAGTCCTACTACATCATCTGCTTGTCCAGTATTCCCACAAAACTGTTGTGTTCTTCTACAGTTATAACCGTATTCTTTTAATTTATTTGCCAATTCTCTTTCTCCTGCACTTCCGTTTCTTTTTACTGTTTATTGCCATTTTTCTTTAGCTCCTCTCTTAATTTTTCTTGCCAGTTTTCAACTCCCGGTACAAAGCCTTTACATCTCATTACTGGCTTATAATTTTCGTTTTCTTGTTTGTTACAACCCATACAATAGTAGCAAAGCGTATTACTCTCTATTTGTTTCATAGGCTAGTCCTCTGGCATTTCATAAACTTTTGGAATATTAAATATATTAGGTTGTATATCCATTTGGCCTTGCATTATTGCAGGTCCTCCAGTCAATTGTAAATAACTAGAATACTTTTGTACTATTTCTGCTAATACTTTTTTTGCTCTTTCTTCTGTATTATATTTTCCTAGTCCTTCATAAGAATTGTTACAATCTTCATACTGAATATAACAACCTTTGTCATCTTCATCAATCGTAATATATATTTGTAATATATTATCAAAATTTATGATTCTATTTTTATCTTGGCTTACTATTATCATAACTACCTCCTAATAACTTGGTATGTGATTTTCATTTTCAAAAATCATTTTTTCTAAATTTGTTGTTTCTCTATATACTGCAACTTCTTTGTTTGTAATGCTACATTTCTTTGTTTTTTCTGTTGTTACAAAACCTAAACTTTCTAACTCTGTTATTCTTGGTCTCGCATTGTTTACATCTGCCGTATTTGTGTAGTGCTTTTTATATAATTCTTGTGCTATCTCCCTTGTTGTCATTTCTTTATTTTCTAATATCTCTAATATTTGCTTATGTCTTTCACTTAAATGCTCTTGCATATCTTTATAACTCTTATGTCTTGTCATAAATGTTATTGTATTCATTTGTTAATCACACTCCTTTGTTTGCATAGAAATTGTTTAAATTGTCATATTGTCTTTGTTCATAATTTTTTGCATTTTTAGGTTTATCATTTTGTTTTTTATTATCATTATATCGCCCTTCTAATACATTAGTTGCTTTGTCGGTCTTCATAAGGAAGTCAAAATTTGCTTTCCAGCCATTATCATTTTCTCCTATAAGGAAATCTGTTGAATTAGCTATTTCGCATATGTTTTTAAACTGTTCTTCCGTAAATTCTTCAAGAAATTTGTCTATAGCCTTGTTTCGATTTTCTGTCAATTTTTGAACCTGTGGCAATTTTGTGCAAACAGAATTGTAAATATCTTTTATTTCATTTCTTTTCTCTTCTTTTTCTTTTCTATTGTCTTCTTTTCTCTTAGGAGGTACTGCTACTGTATCACTACCGTAGTAATACTACACCGTTCCGTTTCAAGTCTTGGAAAATCTGTTTCTGTAGGTTTATTGATTGTTTGATGTTTTAGAAAATTAGGGAGATAATAGTAGGTTTGTTCTTCATATTTATACAAAACCAACATTTTTAATCCGCCTAAGTGGGAAAGCCATTTTTCTAAATCGGAAGCTCGTAAGTCGTCATACGGAAATATCAAGGACTTTAACAACTTCGGATTTGCTCTGCCGTATCCTTCATCATCAGCATTACTTATTAAACCCATAAACAATAATCTTTCTTGAACAGAACATTCTCCAACCTTTTCATCTGTCCAGAAATTAGGAGATATCATTCTTTTTCTTGCCATACTCTCTCCTTTCGTAAAATTAAAGGGCTAAAACTTATGTCTAGCCCTTGTTGTTAATCTATAATTTGTAATTTTGTTTCTATATCTGGAGGGATATTCCCTTCAAAAACAAAACTATTTTTCAATATGTATTCGTTATATGTATTTGCTGTTTTATTTGCTCTCATCTTTGCTTGCTCTGCCCAACTTTGTTTTTCATCGCTTGTACTATTTCTATATTGCTCATATGTTGCCCTATCTGTCTTATAGCTTGCAATCATACTTCTACAAGTATCTTCTACCTTTTTAATGGTGTCATAACTTGTTCTATCTCCTATTTTTCTATCTATATAATTTACTTTGTTTGTAAACCAAGTATTAAACCAACCACCAAATACTCCTATAACTGTTAATATAATAATTAATATTATTATTCCTATTGTTATTAAAAAACCTTTCATTATTGAGCCTCCTTATATGTTACTACTGCATCTTTTACTTCAAATGGAATATCGCTATATAGATATGTGCCTGACCATTCTACATATTTTCCATCTGGTGTAAAAAAGAATATTCCATTGTCGTTTGAACCATAAGAACCGTCCACATCTGGTAACCACTTATTTTCTCTTGAATATGAACCACCATAAACTAATTCATAATATTCGCTATCTGGTGTTAGGAAACTATTTAAACTTGATATTTTACCATCTACAATAAACTTACCTGCACAAGCTCCATTTTCTAAAAATAATGCTATATAACCCAAAGGTTTTTCTGTTTCGCAAACCAATGTGTTGGCTTTTTCTCTTTGACCATTTACCCAATACGTTCTTCTGATCAAGTTATATCTTTCTAAGCTATAATCGATATCTGTCGGTGTTGGCTGATTTTCTGCCAACGTGTTCCCCATATTTAAAGTTGCTTCTACATCTTTCTTAGTATTAGTGCTTGCAACCTCTGTACAACCAGTTAATGTAACTAATGTAAGTATTAAAATTCCCACCATAATAATTAATTTCTTTTTCATTTTTCTTTCCTCCTTAAATAACTTTTTCCTATTAATTTCATAAATTCTTCTTCTGTATGTGTTTTCATATATTCTTTTTGTGTATCTATTCTTAATTGTTTTATAACATTTTCATTGTCGTGGCATTTTCTACATATTAGTTTTACAAATTTATGTTGTATACTTCTTTTTCTATTACTTCCACCATAAACTTCATGTGGGTCTAAGTGTCTTGAATAGTTGCCACAAAACTCGCATATTCCTTCTTTTACTAGGTTTTTATCTCTTTGCCTCTCCAGTTTTACTAACTTCTTGCTTTTCTTTTTAATTGTTGTAACTTCTTTTTTCTTTTCTGCCTTTTTTTTAGGTACTGGATTAAAACTGTTTGATAAATCTGTTACTATCATTTTTTTACCTCTTTATGGGGCCTTTTGTGGCACTAGCTTAATTTATAGCCGTTGCTATCTAGTGCCACAATCCCACTGTTTTAATAAACTATCTATTTCTGCTTGTGGCTTCGTCTCTATTCCTACAGCTTTGCAATCTTGAACTAGATTATCTATTAATCTACTCATCTGCTTGCTATTGTACGAACTCGAGCCATAATATGCATTTATAATTTTAAATTCTGTATCTCCTATGTATGTTGTATCTACTATTTCACAAAACCAAGCTATTCCTCTATCAGTCCATATTTTTTCAAAGGTCTTTACATCTTGTGTCATTATCTTAAATTGCTTAAATATTCCTAATTCTTTTACTCTGCGTTTGTAATCTTCCATTGTGTCTATGTCTTTATAATCGCAAACCTCTTGAAGCAATTTCCAAAAATATTTATTTGCGTCGAGGCTACGAGGTTTACGATATTTTTTTAGCTCAATATTTAGCTTATTTTCGTTTTTTAGTTCTTCTACTATACTTAACTCATTTGTATCTAATAAAAGGCTTATTTTAGGTTTTCGTGTATTAAAATCTATGCTTATATCATTAATTGTTCCGTGTAGTTTGCATTTGGAAAAACTCCCCTTGCATTTTTTTATTTTCTGTGCTATTATTTATTTAGTTATGTTTAATTAATAAGTTTATTTTGTACTATTTGTTTGAACTGTTTTCGCAAATAGTACATTTTTTATTTTTTCAAAAGTGATAAAATAGTTTTCTTTGCTTTCTTCTGATTTTTTTATAATGTCTTCTATTTCTTTTATCTTCCTTGCGAAGAATGTTGCTCTTATTTCTGCTATTTCCTTATTTTTAAGCTTGTCCTTGTTGTCTTTAAGTTCTTTTTGTAATTCATCTATCGTTGTTATTAACTCGTAATCTTGTCCAAATCCTGTAAATATCATTACAATAATTGCTATAATAAAACCCAGAATTATACCTATAAATACTTGCATCTCTCTTCCCTCCTTTCTATTCCAACATTCTATTTAGTTTTCTGTCTAACCTATTTAAGCCTTTCCATATTTCTTGATATAGATTAATCTTGAAAACTTTATAAACTATAACTTCTGTTGCTATTGCTAATGTAATTGTTCCTACTAGCTCTGCTACTACTACCATGCCACATAAGAATACGTCTATTAAATAACTTATCATTTGTTTCGACTCCCTTCTAAACTAATATTGATTTTGCTTGTTCTAATTTTGCTTCTGCTTCTATTGCTCTTTTTAGTACTGTCTCATATTGTTTATATGAAACATTACCATCTCTGTACACTTTAACTTTGTATTGATTATCAGTAGTAAATCCCTCAAGTTCTCCCTTTATTAGTTGCTTTTTTACTTCTGCCTCTCCGATTCCTGTTTGTTTAGCATATGCTCTTGCAGATAAATAATAAAATGGTACTTCTTGCATATTTTGCATATTAATCCTCCTTTATCTAACTTTGTAAAACTATTTTATATTTATTTCGTTAAACTTCTTTTGCCGTTCTTTCACTAACTGTGAAACTAGAAGGTACAAAAATATCATCCATTTTACAATTCAATATTTCTACTATCTTTTCAGCCTTTTCCACTGGTACTTTTCTTTGGTTATTTTCATACATATTATAGCAACCGATAGAAACATCAATCTTTTCTGCCATATACTGTTGTGTAAATCCTTTTTCTTTTCTTCTAACCTCTATTTCTGTCATTTTTTCGCCCCCCTCATTTTTACTATTTGTGAAATCTATGATTATATTATTACAATTTGTGAATATTGTCAATAGTTTTTTAACATTTTGTGAGAATATTTTACAATAAGTGAAAAAAGTGTTATAATATCAATAGGTTTCACATTTTGTAAAAATAAAAAAAGGATATGATTTTATGAGAAATATTTTAGGGAAAAGAATAGAGTTTGAAAGAAACAGGTTAGGAATTAATCAAACTGAATTGGCTAAGAAATTAAATCTATCATCTAGTGCTTCTATATCTCAATACGAAAGTGGAGAAAGAACACCTAGTGATGATATAAAATTAAAAATGTCTGAGATTTTCAACTGTTCATTAGACTATCTTATGGGTAAGACCGATATAAGAAAGCCAGAAAAACTAAATATAGATGATGCAGATGTTGCATTTGCGAGTGGTGTAAAAGCATTGAATGATACTAACAAAATGATTATCAAAAATACATTAGAAGCTTTATTAGCAAAGCAAGAACAAGATAAAGAAAATAAAGAGGATAAATAAATGAATTTAGATAACATTGAAGATTTAATAAATAGAGAAAATATTAATTTAATAGATACTTATCTAGAAAATTCTTCTGGAGCTTATATTAATTACAATAAGTTAAATGTTATTATATATGATTCTTCTAAGTCGTCTTCTTGTATTGATAAAAAGCTTGTCTTAGCAGAAGAATTACGGTCATTACTATTATAACGCCACCTATAAGTTTGATTCTGATTTACAATTCATAAGTAAGCAGGAATACAAAGCAAAGAAGTGGTCCTACAATACACTCATTTCTTACGAGAGACTAAAATTCGCTATTAAGAATCGGCATTAATGATTTATATGGTTTAGCCGAGTATTTTGAGGTTACTGTCAATTATATGCAAAACGCAATTAAATTTTATATAGATAAATATGGAGATTTTACAAAAGAAGCATTAGTTTATTAATGCTTTTTTATTCAGGAGGATATTATGGCAAGAAAAACGAATTTTAAAGTTAATGGATATGACTATTATAAAGTAACAAAAACAATTGGTCGCAAAGCTGATGGAACACCTATAAAAAAAACATTTTATGGTTCATCTAAAAGTGAAGCTGAAGAAAAAGCAAATAAATACATTAATGATTTAAAGTTAGGAATAATTGACAGTGATAGAATATATACAATAAATATTTTATTACCTTTATGGTTATATGGAACGAAAAAAAACAACATAAAATCTTCCACATTAGACAGTTATGACGGTATATATAAAAGATATATTAAGCCTAATATAATTGCAAATGTTCCTATAAACAATATTAAATCATTAAAAATACAAGAATATTATAATAATTTGGAAACAACTCCTACTAATGTAAAAAAAATCCACAAATTACTCAATCAGTTTTTTAATTACGCAGAAAAAGAAGGTTATATATTAAAAAATCCTTGTAATAATGTTTCTTTGCCACGAGACAAGAAAACAACATTGGAAATATTAGAAAACAAGTCAAAATTTCAATATTACAGTGAAGATGAAATAAAAAGATTGAAAGAAGTTTTTAAAGGTAATAAATTTGAAAATATTGTTTTATTTGCATTAGGAACGGGAATGAGAAGAGGAGAAATTTTTGGGTTACAATGGTCTGATATTGATTTCAAGAATAGACAAATTAACATTATTCATAATTTAACATATATGGCAACTGACATTACTGAAAATTCAAAAACTTATCATATAGAGCTACAAACACCGAAAACCAAAAATTCAATTAGAACTATACCTATGTCTGACAATATTTTCGCTTTATTGAAATCAATTGAAAATAAAAGTCCTTCATATGTGTTTGCTCCTAACAATGGACATTTTGACATTAAATATTTTCAAAAAGTATATAATAAAAAATTAAAAGAAGCAAAAATTGAGAATAAAACATTTCATGATTTAAGACATACATTTGCTACAATGTTATTAGCAAATGGAGCTGACCTTATCACAGTAAAAGAATTATTAGGACATAGTTCCATAAAAACAACAGAAATCTATTTAGAAGCATTGCCAAAAACAAAAGCAAATATTATAAATAAAATTGACTCTATTCTAAACTGAGTAGATAAAAAGTAG